GGGAAGATGCTAAAAAATCTCCACATGTGCGCCGCGCATTACAGAACGCCGGCGTTGCTGCACGTACAGTATTTGGCCCTCAATTTTGGGTTCATGAAGCAATGAAGACTATGCTTAATGATCCTAGACCAGATATGAAATATGTTATAACAGACGTTAGATTTCTTAATGAAGCAGATATGATCAGAGCTAATCAAGGCCAACTTTGGCGAATAAAGCGTTTGGGTGTTGAGGCAGTAAATGGTCATGTATCAGAGCATGAATTAGATAATTGTGCGGTTGATCAAATTTTTACAAATAATGGCACTCTAGAAGATTTAGAGGCTATGACTAAAGCAAGGATGATGAGCCTAGTCTAATGTTTACTGGAACCCTATTACCTTACCAGGTAAGCGCCGTAGAGGCCATGGTAGAGCGCAAGAAGATGCTTGTTGCTTATGACCTTGGGTTGGGCAAAACTGTGCTGACTATTGCAGCGATAGAAGAGCTGAACCTTGGCGAACCTGGTATCGTTATCTGCTTATCAAGCCTTAAGTATCAATGGGCTGAGCAGATTAGGAAGTTTACAGATGTTGGAAACCCTTTGGTCATTGATGGCACCCCAAAGCAAAGAGCCCTCCAGTATGAGCAAGCGCTCACTGGAAAGTACACTCATATCATTATCAACTATGAGCAAGTTGTTAACGATTGGGAGCAAGTACGATTACTCCCACAAGGATTTATTGTCTGCGACGAAGCAACAGCAATCAAGTCTTTCAGATCTAAAAGATCTAAGCAAGTAAAGAAGTTAGAAAGCAAAGTTAAGTTTGCACTTACCGGAACTCCTATCGAGAATGGTAAGCCTGAAGAGCTGTATAGCATTATGCAGTTTATTGACTCTAAGATCTTAGGGCGTTTCGACCTATTTGATCAAACCTTTATTGTACGCAACCGGTTTGGTGGCGTAGAGCGCTATCGTAATCTGCCTACATTAAGCAAGACACTTGCTACAGCAACAGTACGCAAACGCCAACAAGACCCAGATGTTGCCCCATATCTTCCAGACACTATCTTTGCAGAGCCTATCTTGGTTCCCTTTGATAAGGCTGGGGCATCTCTTTACAAACAAATAGCAAAAGAAATACTTAACGACTTAGATGATGCCCTAGACAGCTACGGCAGCTCCTTTGATATATTCTCGCACTACTCTGGTGAGAATCAGGATGAGGCTGCTAATGCTCTTAAGGGTAAGATTATGTCTAAGCTTACTGCATTACGCATGCTTTGCGATAGTCCTTCTTTATTATCTAATTCCTCTGAAAAATACCGCAAGGATAGCGACAACGGATCTAAGTATGTTAACGACTTAGACGAGTCCGGTAAGTTAGCAGTACTTAAGGGTAGCCCTAAGCTTAAAGCTGTTGAAGTTTATGTTACTGACTTCTTAGACAGCTATGAGGGAAACAAATTAGTTATCTTTACCAGCTATGTTCACATGGTTAAGTTACTAGCACAGGGTCTTGAAAAATACTCACCACAAATTTATACAGGAGAAATGAATGCAAAAGATAAAGAGACTGCTAAGGTTACTTTCCAAACTAATTCAGGGTGTCGTATTCTTATTAGCTCTGATGCCGGTGGCTATGGTGTGGATTTGCCTCAGGCTAACTTACTTATTAATTACGACCTTCCGTGGAACGCCGGGTTGGCTTTACAACGCAATGGCCGTATACGAAGAGCCTCTAGTACTTGGCCTTCAATTGTTATTCAAGACTTCTTAATGGAAGGGTCTATTGAGGAACGGCAGCACGCTATGCTGGTACAAAAGATGGCTGTAGCAAACGCAGTCCTTGATGGAGACGGAATAAATGATGCAGGTGGGGTTACCTTAACTGCGGGCACACTTAGGGCTTTTTTAACGGCTATTTCGGTCTAATATATAACTACTATGCCGAATGCACCTAAAACCCCAACACGTACTATACGTGTGTCCACAGAGCTTTGGACTGCAGTAAAAGACAAGGCTGCCATTGAAGAACGTACCGTAACGGACGTTATTATTGAGGCTTTAAAGGCCTATATTAAGGATTTGCATTCCCCTGATTTATAGTCTATAATAATCTATAGGAGGGTTATTATGCCAAAGGTTATTGAAAAAGACGCACCAAAAATTGAGGATCCGTTCCTCTCAAAAGTACGAGAGTTTCTTGGTCTTCGCAGTCGTGTTGCAGACCTAACTGCACGTCAGGATGAGCTAAAAAAAGAACTATCAGATGTTGTAGATACTGATGGTGAGCCTGATGAAAAAGGCAGTTTATATATTCAGTTGCCCGAAGAAATTGACGGGTACACCGCACTCAAGCGTCAGCGTAAAGTTTCTCAGTCCCTAGATGCAGATACTGCAGAAAAGCTTCTTAAAGAAAAGGGCTTGTTTGACCGTTGCTACATTATGGAGCCTGTCCTTAAAGAGGACGAAGTTATGGCCTGTCTATACGACGGTTTGCTTTCTGAAGAAGAAATTGATATAATGTTTCCTAAGAGAGTTTCATATGCATTTGTTCCAGTAAAGTCGTAACTATGTCAGATCAGGTCGAGGATTTCTTTGGTGTCTTGGATGATTATTATCCAGGATCTAAACGTAAACGTCGTCCTATTGATCCCATTGTTGCTGATAAGAAAAAGAAAAAAGCAGAAGAAGGTTCCTGGGATGCAAATCCTCAGGTAAAAACCTTACCTAACGGTAAGACAGTAGAGCTGTTTAGTGCGGGGTCATTGTGCCAAGCATTAGGCAGACCAATAGTAACTCTACGACTGTGGGAACGTAAAGGTTATATACCACGTGCACCTTACAGACTGCGGTCGATGATTGTAGATGGAGTAAAGAAGCCAGGTTGGCGTATGTACTCTAGATCTATGATTGAGACTACTATTAAAAGTTTCGAGTCTAGGAAGCTCATTGATGCTCCCCGGATTGATTGGAATAGGTTTCCAGACTTATCATTTGAATTAATGGAAAGCTGGAAACAAATTCACGATCAAGAAACTGCTTAATCAACCTAGCGCAAAAGCTCACCCGAGCTTAGCTATCAACCCACAACCGAAAGGACGCCATGAGCGCCGCATCACTAAAGCTAAAAAAAGAAACACCTAACGTAGATTCTTATGGATCTGCAGACCTTGAAGAAGAACTCTTTGAGGTAGAAGATGAAAATGAAACTCCTGCTCGTTCATCTTCAGTACAATCAGGCTGGGCTGCTGCTAAGAAAGTAGCAAGCTCACAAACTAAGTCTTTTGCAACTGATTTCAAGTTTGACGAAGATGTTCAGCTTATTAAATTTATCTCTGATGAACCAATGGCTTTTATGCAACACTGGGTTAATCGTCCAGGCAAAAAGTCATTCATCAGCATCGGTGAAGATGATCCACTACTAAAGGTAGGAAGTGTTCCTTCCCCTAAGTTTGCATTCACCGTACTCAACATCTCTGATGAAGAACCAGAAGTACAATTAATGACTGTAGGGGTGCGCCTTTGTGGTCAGCTTGAGAAGCTTGCTTCAAATCCGAAGACAGGTCCTCTTAATCGCGCTGATCTATATTGGGCAGTAAGCAAGTCTGGTCAAGGCACTAAGACTTCTTACTCTGTAGTTCCTGTTAAGGAACGTGACCTCGCTGAGGAATGGGAACTTGATCCCGTTGCCGTTGCTGAGTTAGTCAAAACCGCTAAGCCACTTGGGTCTGAAGCTCTCCAGACTTCTACTAAGGCTGAGTTGGCAGAGATTGCTCGTGAAATTGCAGCAAGCAACTAAGTAACCCATAATCGCTGGGGGGCCTGATTTTTAACCTCCTTTCTGCAGGCCCCCAGCATCTATTTAAGGAGAGCAATGAACATCATTACAACAACAAAACAGCTTGATGAGTTTGTTGCTGCCTACGATAAAGTAGATGCATTTGTTTACGACGTAGAAACTGTTGGTGCACATAGAGGAGATCCACGACAGAATATTGTTATGTGGATTGCATTTGCTACTCACGACCGTGTAGATGTTATTCCTATGGGACATCCTAATGGTGAATATATTCGTACAGACTTTCCTCTCCTACCCTCTGCTCAAGACCGCATCATCAAGGGTCTTGCAATTCGTTCATCCGATTACAGCAAGGATGAGCGCAAAGCAACTAAAGTATTTACAGCACCACCAGAGCAGTTGGCTCCAGGTGAAGTGTTTAAAGCTCTTAAGCCTTTATTTAGAAGTGATAAACTAAAGATCGGACACAACCTCAAGTTCGATCTGCAGAGTGTAACCAAGTATCTTGGTTCCCTGCCAGCGCAGCCGTACGCTTGTACCCTCAATGCTGCGTTTATTATTAACAGCCAGAACCGCCTTAATTTAGGTCTTGACGACTGCTTAAAGCGTGAGTTTGGGTACGAAATGGTTAAGGGTGTTGGTAAAGAAGTAGAGGTTTACAGTTTTGATGAGGTTGCTACCTACGCTGCTTTAGATGCGGAATGGACCTGGAAACTTTGGCAAAAGTATTCTGAAGATCTTGATCGTGATAATCTTCGTGGGTTATTCCGTTTAGAAATGGATGTGCTTGAGGTTATCTCTAACATGGAACTTCACGGCGCTAACATTGATGTAAGCCAGCTAACAAAGCTTAAATCTGAACTTGAGGTACAGTTAGAAACTACAAAGGCTACTATCTATCGTTTAGCTGGTAAAGCTTTTAACATTAACAGTATTCCAGAGAAGCAAAAACTTGTCTTTGGCTCGAAGAAGGATGGCGGTCGTGGACTACGTCCTAAAGGTCGTAATGCTTTAACTCCAAAGGGTAAGGCCAATGAAGAAAAGGGTGAGGCACTCACTATTACAGATTACTCTGTGTCTGAGCCTGCACTAAAGATTTTTCAGGGCAAGGATGCTTTAGTAGATGCTCTACTTAACTACGCTGATTTAAATAAGCTATTAACTACATATGTAATTCCGTATTTGGGCGGGGACATTACCCGTACAACTTCGGGTAAGGCTAAGATTGTTGCTAAGAAGAGTCTCTTAGTTAAAGGAAAGATCCATACTGATTTCATCCAGTATGGTGCAGAGACAGGTCGCTTTGCTTCTCGCAACCCTAACCTACAAAATATTCCTAACTCTAAGAGCATTAATGGTAAAGCAATCCGTAACCTTTTTGTTGCTCCGGAGGGTTACAAGATGATTGTGGCTGACTACTCACAGATCGAACCACGTGTTACAGCTTCTTTCAGCGGAGATCGCCTTATGTGTGAGGGCTATTTAAATGGAGAAGATGTTTATGTAACTATGGGTAAACTTATGGGCATTGATGACCGCCCTAAGTGTAAGACCTTGTTCTTGGCTGTTATGTATGGAGTAGGTCCAGATAAAGTAGCTGCAGATATTAATTGTAGCGTTACTGAGGCTCGTGACCTATTAGATCAATTTGCAGGTAAGTTTCCTACTGTTATGCGCTACAAAAAACAAATTATTTCTGACGCACGCCGTAGGGGTCCGGTACCTTATGCTAAAACTTATTTAGGCCGACGTCGTTACTTACCTAATCTTCGTTCTGGTGTTATGTGGGAACGCGCTCAGGCAGAGCGTCAGGCCTTTAATACGGTTATTCAGGGGTCTTCAGCAGATCTTATAAAGCTTGCTATGATTAGGGCACATAAGCTGATCCCGGATAAGGCAAGTCTTATTCTTACCATCCACGATGAACTTGTAACTGTTACGCCAGAAAATTTGGTAGAAGAGACAGAAGCAGCAATTCGTGAGGCTATGGAAGGAATCAATGCTCTCAGCATTCCGTTGTTAGCAGAAGTAAGTATTGCTGATAGATGGGGAGATGCAAAATAATGTTTGGTAAACGAAAAAGGCAGTCTAGCCAAATTTCTAGACTAATGACAATTCCGTTACCTGTTTTAATTAGGCAGGTTATTTACGATTCAATGTTAGAGCCTGCAGAACTTATTGCTGAGTCTCTAGGCCTACCTCCAATTTCTGATGAAGTAGCAGAAATGGAAGAACGCGCAAGCCAAGAACGTTTAGAGACTTTTTCTCATCTGCTTCCTTTTATTGATTCGCATGCAGATATTGCAGCAAAAATTGCTGCAGCAGCATACGTATTGTCTGATGAAATTGATACAGAAGAAAAAGTAAATGATATAGATATAGCAGAGATGACTAAGCTTTTTCGTTTAGTTTCATTATCTGCAGCAGTATCTTGTATGTCTACGTTAATTAATTTAGATCTTGTACATTCGAAAGGAGTAAAACATGGCAAATAATGATTGGTGGGCAAATAAACTAGGGGGTAAAGGTTCCTCTAGCCCCACACCTCCCACAGGACCAGCACCAAGTCAGCCGTATATTCCTCCTGCACAACAGCCAAACGTGCAGGTTAATTACGATCCTGATAATGATCAGTTAGTAACTAAAGCTCGTACATCTAGGATGTCTGATCGTTGTCCTGAATGCAATAGTGGAAATTATTTTGCGCCACAAGGTACACAACGTATGCGTTGTTATGATTGCGGTTACCCAATAACTCAATCTGGATCAGGTGTTGGTAGCACAGGAAGTAACAGTAGCGGCCCTACTCAGGCAGCAAAACAAGTTGGACAAAGTGGTGGATTCAACCCAGGAACAATCGTAGACAGGATCGGATAATGAAACTAAACGCAGAAGCTTTAAAAGTTGTAGCAAACATTAACAAAAAGGTTGGCGCAGGTACCGTAGTGTTGGCTAGCCAAGTTCGTTTACCTGAACGTATTACAACTGGTTCACTTACTCTAGATGTAGTACTTGGTGGAGGTTGGCCAATGAACCATTGGGTTGAGCTAGTAGGAGAAGCATCACATGGTAAGACCGCTCTTGCTCTTCGCACCATTGGTGCTAATCAACAAAAGAATCCAGACTTTACCGCAGTGTGGATCGCTGCTGAGGCATTTGATGCACAGTATGCAGAACTATGCGGGGTTGACACAGAGCGTGTCATTCTTGTAGAAACAAATAGTATGGAGGATGCTTTCGATGCGGTTATTCAGTTCATGGAAAGTAAGGCTGTTGATATGGTTGTCGTTGATTCTCTTCCTGCCCTGGTTCCTAGCGCAGAGGATGAGAAACACATGGAAGAATTCACCGTTGGACGAGGAGCTTTAATAACTAACAAGTTCTTTCGTAAGGTAGCTTCTGCTACTAAGCGTGACTTGGTAGAAGCAGAACGTCCTGTATTAGGACTTATGATTAATCAATATAGAATGAAAATTGGAGTTATGCATGGAGATCCACGTACCACCCCAGGTGGTCTTGGAAAAGACTACGCATACAGTGTCCGAGCAGAAGTTAAGCGTGACGACTGGTTGGAAATTGGGACTGGACAGGATAAGCGCCGCATTGGACAAACTATCCGAGTTAGAACCATTAAAAACAAGACCTTCCCACCCCAACAAACCGCGTATCTAGACTTCTACTTTGCAGATGGTGGACCAATTGATGCTGGAAGCTACGACACTGGTAAGGAGATTGTTGCCTTAGGTATACTAAATGGCATCATTGACCGCCGTGGTGGCTGGATGTATTACGGTGACCGTAAATGGCAGGGTGCTCAAGCGTTGATCGAATCCCTCCGCGAGGAGGTAGACTTAGCTAATGAAATTAGTGTAGCTGTAATGGATACCCTAAGATCTAATCCAATCTTGATGCTTAATGAAGCTGATAGTGAAGAGTGAAGGACAAAAACAATCTCTTAAACACGAAAAGCGTTTAGAGAAAGTTGCAGGTGGCCAGCGCAGTGCCGCCTCCGGTGCATTTTGGTCTCGTAAGGGGGACGTCAGAAGTGACGACCTCCTTATTGAGCACAAATGGACAGGAAAGAAACAAGTTACTATTAAGTCTGAAGTACTTAAAAAGATAACTACAGAAGCTATCTTAGATAGTAGAATGCCGGTGCTTGGGCTGCATCTTGATGGTGAGAATTATGTTGTTCTATGTGAGGAGGATTTCTTTGAGTTACGTAACTCAGTAAAAGGTGAGTAATGCGATATAGCGATGATCCGTCATGGACATGGCGGTACGAGGCTAAGTGTAGGGGCGAAGACACAGAGTTATTTTTTCCACCCCGTGATAAGGCTTTGTACAAACCTATCGCAGATAAAGCTAAAGCAATTTGCTTAGGTAAAGACGGGCGACCACCTTGCCCAGTTAGACAAGAGTGCCTTAAAGAGGCTATAATGAATGAAGAGTTACACGGAATTTTTGGTGGGATGTCCCACAGAGAACGTAACGCAGTAAAACGTAAGATTACTAAACTAGGAATTACCCTAGAGGAGTGGTTAGAGAAAGAGGGCAGAAAGTATGGGCAAACCTAAGACAATTGCCAGTAAAGATTTAAAGGCTTTTCTAGAAGCAAACAAGCGTCCATCAAGATTGATGGGTGCTATAGAACGACATGTTATATCTAAACCTTTTGACGAGCGTAACATGCAGGTTATCCACCCCTCAGATATTATTAAAGATGGGTGGTGCGCACTTGCACAGTACCATGCACTGCTAGGTAACTATGCAGAAGTCAGGCAAAAGCCTGCCCTACGTATGTCCTCTATCTTTGCTGAAGGTCACGTGATCCACGCTAAGTGGCAGCAATGGTTGCAAGAAATGGGAGTGCTCTATGGTTATTGGAAGAAGGGCAACA